TGTTATCTCTTGTTCGGTTCTCACCGCCAAACTGACGCTGGATCCCTCCCTGAGAGAAGTCTCCGCTTGCATTGCCGAAGCGGAACATATCGCCGACGATCTGCCAGAACGACAGCGGGCGAATGTCATCTCGCGCCAACTGCGCGTTCGTTTCGTTTGCGAAGAACGAACCAAAGACCGGAGATCTCGACACGATGCCAGCGTTGCGCTCGCCTTGAGCGAGGTCAGTAGAGATCGCCGTCGTTCCGTACATCTCAGCGTTACGCTGGCGACGCGCGAGAAGATCCGGGTCAATACCGCCTGGGAAGGAGATGTTGATGCGAGCAAGTAGAGCGTTCGACCGCTCCATCTGCCAGCGGTCGAGATCTTGTCGGTAAGCCTCAAACCCCGGCTCACCCACTAACACGGTGCGCGGCATAGGGCGAAGCATAGCCTCACGCGGCGCACTGGCGCGGCGTTCCCTTATGTCCGACATAGCCCCAAGAGCCGCTTGGCCCTCATCGCTAATCCCGCCTTCGCTCGGCGCTAGTCGGGCCAAGCGCTCACGTTCGCGCCGCTCTCTGATTTCATCAATCGTAGTCACTGAGCAGCCTCTCCTTCAGCAATAGCCGCTCGCTCTTCAGCGTCTCGCTCAATAACAAGCTCTTGGATCCGCTGATCACTGAGACCCCAAAGAAGGTTAGCTTCGGCAAGTTCAGTCTGAATGCGAACGCGTGTAGCGCGCGGTATCTCAGTAAATGACCGAGCATTGTTGTCGGTTCTCCGGTAATCCGGGGTCTGCGACAGACCACCGAAGCGACCGGCAGTGCGCCTCAGTGCCTGCCTAGCGATGCCGTCCATCTCTTCATCAGAAAGGTTTGTGTACCCGCCTTCAGCGAATTGATCCCGCAGTATTCTGCCAACGTGAGCTGAGAACAGGGCGCGGCGCTGTCTGTTGGTGGCACCTTCGTCGGACATCGTGAAATCAGGAGAGAGCATACGAACTGCGTACTCAACGATGTCGTTGGTTTCGCGCGTAAGGATGGACTGGCCGCTAGAGGTCTGACCTGTACCGCGCTCACGCTGAAGCTGTCTGATGGCCCTATAGTCCTCGATTGTTAGAAACTGAGACAAGACGACGCCCTCTTCAGCGTTCAGAATACCAGAACGCTGCAACGCGGCGGCGGTCGTTGCTGACAATGGAGCGTCGAGATCTAACCCAAGGAAGATGGAATTGATATCAACCAGCCGACCGTCAACCATTGTGTTCGGCGCTTCCCCGAGACCCTCCAGCAGAAGGCGCACATCATAACTTCTCGCGGTGCGAGATGCAGAGCCTGCACCGCCGCCGCCGGTCATGCTTTCGACGCGCTCACGGATCCGAGCCATAGCACCAACACTGCGACGCAGTATATCGCGATCCGATTGTGATGCGTAGCGCTCCCACCCGGCCCCGTATGTGTTGATCAAAACCTCAACGCGCGATTCCGCTCCATCAAGCTCAGCTGTGCGCAAGGCATCATCCTGAGAGATGTCGGTCATCAAGACATCCATCGCCAGCGCGCGCTCCCCGGCGTTAGGAAAACGCTCGATCAGCATCTGCCTCTGCCGGTTAGGATCATTTGGAAAAGCAGCACGCACCTCATCAACCGCAGTACGAACGCGCTGGTGACGCCCCTCGGTTTCGAGAAATCTTTCACGCTCTTCTCGCAGCTGAGTGATGCGCTCGGCTGCGTAGGTTGGAGACCAGACCCTCCTCCTTACCAGATCCTGCGCCATCTCCTCGGCCTCGCGCGCATAGCCAGAGCGGCTAGGCGCGTCGCTCCCCTCTACGGGATCCTCTGCAATGTCTGGATCAGTCGATCCTGAAGCGAGGAGACTGTAATGCTCAAGACCAGCGGCGGCGGCTAGACTAACAACGAACTGTTGTTGGCGCGTGATAGCTTCGCCCTGCTCGCGAGCGGCGATCTGCTCGGCCCGTTCGTTGAAGTAATTTTGATAACGCGAGCTTCGCGCACCGCGCCCCGACAGCACCTCATTGCGTATGCGAGCAGAGCGCTGCTCCCAACGCTGCGCATAAGAGCTAGCCCAGTCAGCAGTGTCTACGCCTTCCGGTGGCTCCTCGCTGTCCATCTGAGCGCGCAGCGCCGTCAGTCGCGTCTCGTACTGAACGCTATCAGCGAGAGCCTGCGAGCGCATGGCGCTGTCATGCGCCTGCTCAACGATCTGAGTGACATCATCGACCTGACGGCGAACACCGCTGATTGCAGAGCTGATGCCGCTGCCATCAAGAGGCGCCGGTCGAAAGTTATTCGAGACGCTGGTGTCGTTCAGCTCCTCGGGCGCACGGATCCGTAGTGCCATCTATTAACCCCCTGGAGGCTTCATGCCGGTGCCGATGGTTCCGCCGCCTGATGGCTTCGGACTTAGGCGAGCGCCACCGCCGCCGTTCGGCATCATCGACGCAGCGCCAGCAAGATCTTTCACAAGCCCAACGGTAGCGCCAAAGTTGTTGAGCTTCTTTCTCATCTTGCCTTCCCAGAGCGTGTTCTTAGCTTGCGTCTCTAGGTTTCGCGCGCGCTGGTCGCCCTGCGATTTGATGAGCAATTCGGAGAGCGTGGAGTTCTCGGCGTACTCGCCGATGAGGAACGCGGACTGCGCATCGTCCAAGACGAAGCCTGATCCCGCGAGCCCTGCCTTCGCTTCGCCGATCTTGAACCTGTCTTCGCTGCGCTTGCGCGCCATCTCCATGTGAGACGCTGCGCGCTCTTGCTTGGCCGCGAGCTTAAGCTCTTCGGCCTGCTGGCGCGCGATGGCCATTTCCATCTGCGACTGGTAGCGAGCCATCGCATACGAGCCCACTGCCGCCGCGCCCGTGAATGCCATCGCGACGAATGGAAGTGCCTGCATGTCTGACCCACTCCTTCCCTTCAGGCGCGAAGCCAAGCCTGCGCATAAACGGCTCAGCTTTTTCGATGTCTCGGTCGGGTTCGGCGAAGATCTTCGGCGTAATCAACAGCGCTAGATCGATCACCTCGATGCAACGCCGATACGCTAAAGCCGCTGCGCGCTCCCGCCTGAACTCATCCGTGATCGAGAAAATCCCAACCGCCTTGCCGCTCTTAGCACTACGTCCGATCCAAGCAACACAGCCTACCGCCTGGATCTTCCCGGTCTCGTCGCGCGCGATGTAGCCAATATGCGGTAAGTAATGGAGCCGAGCGTCGGGCCAACCCTCCATCGCCATGCCCGCGTGCTTGGCCGCGATCAAGTCCTCGCTCGTCATCTCTGAGTAGACGACCCTCACGGCCACGCCTGCAGATCGACGTTCGGCACAATCGCCAGCACCGTCACCGGAGCCGGATTGTTTGAGTAGAGGCACACGCGAGCGTCGATCTCCATCTCGCCCTCAAACGGCTGGTTCTCTTCAGCCGTCACCAGTAGAGCTGGACCGTCCATGATGATCCCATCGAAGAACTCTTCGACGCCGCGATCATCTGTCTTGTCGAAGCTACGACCCCAGCGCAGCGTGCCAGTTGGCGTGTCGTGCGTGACGACACCGATGCGTCCGACCTGTTTCTGCTGCGTGAGCCCGGCCAAGCTTCCGATCTTCGATGACTTCCATTTGGCCTCGTAAGAGAGACCGATGATCGCGTAGCTCACCGGCTCGCTGATCGTGATCGCGCCGCTGTTCACCTCGTAGGATCCCATGTCACGGCCATCGCCCCAGACAGCGACGGTCTCACCTTCAAGGTGGCCGAGATTGCTGAACGTGTCGGTCGGCGCGCCGTCGGTCGCAAGAGCGCACTGCAAACGCCACGCCTCGGGTGCGCTCCGCGTGCCGTCTTCGGCGACCTCGATAGGGAAGCGGTTGAGCGAAAAGCGTTCGTGATAGAGCACCGTGTTGCCGTCGATCTCGCGTTCGACCAGCACATGCACGCGATCTTCCGGCTTGCCTGGAAGAACGCAGACGCTCTTGAAGAGACCGCCGTTCGCCGCCGTGATGCGAGCCCAGCCATAGACACCCTCGCGCGGGATGTAGAGCATCACCGCCAGGGATCCGTCTGATCGCACTGCCCAGAGACGCTTTTCCGGTTTACGCTGGTAGGCCACCTCAACGAACCCGTCGCCGCTGCCTTGCTCAATCTCACCGGCCATCTTCTCGTGAAGGCGGCAGAGATCATCGACCTCGGTCTTCGCCGTGTCGCTATCGAGATAAGCCTGGAGCAGGCGAGCACGCGCACTGTCGATGTAGACGATACGATTGCCTGCGCGCACAGCCTGCGCGTCAGCGGATCCCTCATCACCAGCAGGGCGAGCCCTGATGTTCTGCCACGTCACCGTCTCATCGAGGTTGTTGCTGCCAACCTCGATCTCGCCGCCCTCAGTGCCGACGACGATGCGCGTCGCCATCTCGATCCAGTATGGCGTGTTGGTTTCGCCAACGCCGATGGTGCGTGCGATAGCGGCAGAGAGTTCGGATCCAAGCTCGTGGTCTTCATAGTCGTCGCTGGCGCTGACGAAGATCCGGTCTTCGCGAACGAGCCAATGGCGAGCGTCTTCGAGCAAGCCTGCGCTCGGCCATCCGTTAGTTTCAGACCACGAGCCCTCGCTCCAACGCGTGGTCGCGGTCGTCGCACCAAAGTTCTCAAACACCTCGACAACGACGACCGTGGAGCTGGTGTACTCAACTACCTCACCACGACCGATGGTGACGCCACCGCCGTAGCTGATAGCGCACTCAATGGTACCGCTCGTGTAGGCCGAGCAGAGGAAGCGATAGTAGACGATCTGGTTGTCGAGTTCGTCGTTCACCGTCGTCGTCGTCGGCGCTGTGTACTGAAGGTAGTCCACCCAATCGACCGTGTTACCGAACGAGCGCTGCAGCTTGACCGTGCCGACGAACGTCCCTTCGACCGTGACGGTGAAGGTTCTGTTGGTCTCAAGTCCGAAGATGCGAACCTCTTCGGTCGCCTGATCGACCGCCGTGGCATCAAGCTCTTCGCGCTGACCCTGGTGTTGCAGCTCAAGCAGCTGGCCAACGCTGTCCGGGGTGAAGATCGCCTTGCTCGCTGTGACGTTCACGCTGCCGTCGGTGGCACTGGGTGTCAGCGTGGTCGTCGTCAGGTTCACCGTTTCAAACGGACCATTGGTCGGTCTGAAGAGGCGAAGGCTCCACGACGTGTCGCCGCGCCGCTCAAGGACGCGTGTGCGATAGTCTGGGTGATAGATGAACACGACGTCGTTCGATTGACGGAAGCGGAGCTTCGACAGATCTGCCGTCTCGTATGGCGTCGGAACGACGAGACGACCAGCGGCGAGTCTCGTCAGGTTCAGCACCTTGGCCTTGCCCTGGTCATCTAGTTTGAAGTTGATGTTGTACGATGTCGCCGTTGGCACGATGGTGATGATGTGAACGCCAGGATCCAGCGTGATCTCACTCAGGATGTCGGAGAGGCTGGACGTCGTTCCGACGCTCAGCTTGATCGGGCGTCGTTCGATCTCAAATCGAAACGTAGTTTGTGACGTGACGCCACTGGTGATTGGCACCGTCGCCTTGGCCTCTCCACCGGCAGTGGCCGTGAAAGTAACATTGACGCCAGCAACGGAAACCGAAGACCCGCCGGTCGATGTGTTATCGACAGGAGTGCCGACCGTAGCCGCGCCTCCGCTAAGAGCAACGTACGCGTCATCATCAACGAAACGGATCTCATTATCGCTGAACTCCATCGCGCGGGTTTGGTTGGTGTTGAACACGAACGGGCGAACGATGGCGGCAGTGGCAGTGAGCGTGCCGAGATACTGAGTGCCGGTCACCTTACTCATCGAGCCGCGCATGCTCGGCCAGAAGTTCTCCATGATCTCCGCAGTAGTCGGATACATTTCAAGCTCTACGCGCGCGAGAGCTTCCTTTCCGATCTCTCCACCGGAAAAGCTTGTGATCGCTACGTTGGGCATTAGCCGTCAGTCCTATAGCGAGCGCCACTGCGGCGCGACCTAGCCCACGTTCCGGTGGGGTTGCGCCTGAAAGGCTTCTCTGCCGCGTCGGTGCTCTTGGCGCTCTTCAGCACATCTTTGGCGTGGAGCTTCGCGTCGTTGCGCGCGCCGCGATCTCGCGATGAGACTGGCAAGCACTGGAACGCCAGCTCAGCCGAGACAGCGTCGGCGAACGTCTGCGGCCACGAGCCTTCTTTGATCAGATAGTCCGACGAGATGTACCACATATAGAGCGTGTCATAGTCGGCGTGGATCTTGCCGTCACCGACATCGTACTCGTGCCACTCATCATCTTCGTCATCGCCCGTGTTGTTGATGAAGCAGATCTTCAAGCACTTGGCCGGTCGATTGAAGGAGTACTCGTAACCGCCGCTCGCAGTTGGCAGTCTCTGCAGCTGCTCCATCACACGCGCGAACTTCCACGGGTGCTTCTCAAGCAGAGTTTTCACGACCGATGGATAGCGGGCGACGATGCGCTTCACCCAGGTCGATGTGTCTGCCGGGCCTGCCGCAGGCGGCTGACCCATCAAGACGAGAGCGCCGTTCAGGACATCAACTTTGGTTGCCATCGTCGCCCCCTATGTTAGCGGCCTTCGAACTCGCTTGCGCGCGCCGCAGCTTCTTCCTGTGAAGCGAAACCACCATCGACATCGACGTTGTCTTCGATCTTCACGATGCACCATTTCGCCAGACCGCCGCGCCACTCGAAACGAAAGCCAGCTGGCGGCTTTGCTTGATAGCTCTGCCGCATGTTGGCGAACTCGCGCAGACGAACTTGGGAGAGTGCGGGCAGCGTCGCCATGACACGAACGCGCGTGAACCAGAGACCGCTCTCGGGCTCGATGTCGATCACGTCACCCGGCTTGAGACCGCCATGCGAGATCTGCAGAGCGCCAAAGTAGTGGTGACTGGTGACGTCTTCGACCGTGTGATCGTGTGGCACGCGAGCGTACCAAGTGCCGCGACCGCCGGGCGCGATGCTCTCGTTCTCAAGAAACAGAGCGCCTTTCGGGCAGCGATTGAAAGGCTTCGGGGCTTCTGGTTGTGCGCGCTCGATGGGAGCAGAGCGCCGCGTCGGCGCTTGGGTTTGGCCTGCGTCGGTCATGGGTTTCTCCTAAGGCAAATGGGGCTCGGTTTCCCGAACCCCATCGCCTTTGCCACCGTTCCAGGCCGAAGGCCAGACTTAGGTGTTGGCGACCGAGATCGCCGTGCCGTCGGCCAAGTCAGCCGCGCCTGCGGTCGAGATGCCCATGACGTACATGATCGTGCCGCCAAGCAAGATGTTGGCCACACCAGCCGCCGATTTCACTTCGCTATCGGCGACCGGGACGGTCGTCGTCCAGCGACGGTGAATGACGATGTCACCTTTGCGCATGCCCTTGGTGAGGGCGTCAGTGATGTAGCCAGCTGCGTACACAGTCGCGACCGCGTCGGGGGTGTCATAGACCCACAGACCGCCGCCAACCTCACCACCCAGATCGAGAACCTTGCGAAGGTCCGCTGCAACATAAGCCATTTGGAATGTTCCTTTTGAAAGAGGCGCTCGCGGCCAGTGCGACCGCGAGCGTTATGCGCTGAAGGGTTATGCGAAGGCGGCGGTGTCGTCGTGATAGAACTCAACGATGCCGCGCGTGAGGATGGTTTTGGCGACGTGGGCCACTTTGTACCAGCACTCGAAACGATCTTCCGGCTCGTAGAAGTACGGGTGGCTTTCCGGCTCGCCGCTGATCTGGTGACCCAGAGCAGACTTGTGCCACATGTACATGCGACAGGCGGCAGTGCCCTTGCCGGTGAGCCCGTTGTGCGGGATCCAGTTCACACCCTGCCAACGCAGAACCTTGGTCGCAGGCGCATCCGGCATGATCCTCATGTCAACGAAGTCGGCGCTCTTGAACTCGTTGATGCGCTGCATCTGCAGCGCAGCACGGATCGAGATGACCGCGAAGATCTCGCCGTCGCCGAACGGCACATCCGCTTCAAGCAAGAAGCTCATCCAGTGGTTCACACGAGCGAGTGTCGAGAGCGACACTGCTTGGTTAGACGCACCGTCGGTCGTGGCCGTGATGTTGGTGTGCGACGCATCCATCGCATCGATGATGACCTGATCGATGCTGCGGTTGATCGTGCCGATGCCGCGCTTCGACATCGCGGAGCGGACGTTCGGGTTGTTGCGGAACTCATCGAACGAGTCGATGCGGTACTTTTTGAAAACCTCAGACGCGCTGGCGCTGACTTGCGACAGGCCGAGTTCAGAGATCGGGATCGAGCCGTTACGACCACGCGTATTGGCGGTGTCGCCTGGATCGACCACGTCCCATTTCACGGTGTCGCCGCGCTGCAGGCCGTCGGAGCGAACGCCGAGACGCAGCTTCGCTACATCGCGCTCGAAATCGAACTTGAACTCGTCATTGTACATCGTGCGAAAAGTCGCATCGACCGTGGAAACAGCCATATCAGTCCATCCTTAATGGGCGCGCCGAGGCGCGTTGTCGTGCTTTTGGGAATGGCGATACCGGACGCCCTGGTTGTCACCGCTCACAGCGGGATCAGGGCGGAACCTCTGGCTCTGAGCTTGCAGATCGACAAAGCGGTTGTCTGCTGGGGCCGGATCGGCACGGGGATCGCCTCCCGTGCCGCCGCCCGGTGCGCTTTAACGCACCCACGTCGTCCTATTATGAGCGGCCCTTGTTGCGCGCAAGCCCCGCCGTCAATCTTTCCAGCTCGCCGCCAGGCTTGGACAGCTCGGCATACTGCCTCTGCTCCGCGCCGGTCCCGGTGCGCAGCCTGTGGATCTCGGCGATCCGTTTGGCCGGATCAAAGTCGGTCTTGCCGGTGGCCGCAGCCAGGAAGTACGGATCCTCGACGTGCTGCAGGCCGATCTGGGCGAACATCCGCTGGACGAGCGGGTGATCGAAGAGGGCGTGGCCGCTCTCCAGCTTCATGCCCATGAAGCGCTCAAACTCGGCCTCGTCATCGACCGGGAAAAACTTCTTCGCACCGGCAATGCCGAGTGCGATCTTGTTGTCGTAGGCAGCATCACCCCAGAGCTGACGCATCTCGCGCTCGGTCTCAAGCGCCAGATCCGCAGCGGTCTCTTCGCTCTTCACCGCCGCGTCAGCGCTCATCTCGTAGTAAAGCTGGTGAGCAAAGTTCACGATGTCGTTCGGTTTCGCGCCTTTGCCTAAAGCCTCATGCACGCGGTTCGTGATGTTGGTCAGCGCGCTCTTGTCGTAGTCGGTGGGCTCGTATCCTTTCGGTGGCGCTGCCGTGATCTTGTAATCTTCCACCTTCTCGGGGAGACCGATGGCCTTGTTGTAGGCGGCGAGTTCTTCCGGCGTCGCGTTGGCGTCGGGGATCTTAACCTTGCCGCCTTCAGTCAGCTTCGCCTGCGCACTCTGCCACGCTTTGAAAGCCTGCTGCGGATCCGCAAAGCGATTGAGAAACTCAAGCGCCTTCGTGTCGTCACCGGCCATCGCCTTCTTGAACGTCTCCCAGTCGCCGGTCGGCGCATTGAGACGGGCGAACATCGCGTCCTCAGTCTCGAAAGCCTTCAGTTGCTCAAGCCGCTCGGTGTTGTCGCCGACAAACTTGGTGCGCCAGTCGTCGCCAGTGGGGGCCGGTGGCGGCGCAACCGGCGGGGGCGGCGGCGCGACTGGCGGCGACAATGGCGGCGGCGGCGGTGGCGGTGAGCTGTTATCGACCGGCGGCTGAAGCGCGGATCCACCGCCGCCCATTCCGCCGCCGTCGTTGCCGCCGGGATCGCCGAAGCACAAGCCGCTAATCCGGTCGATAATCGATGTCGTGTTTAAAATGTTACGTCTCACTGGTCTTCTCCTCTTCAATCGGGAAACGCATCAGCACCGCGTCGCCGATCAACGCTATTGAAACACCGACCGCCTGGGCTCCAGCCCGAAAGGCTCCGGTGTTTGTGTTCTCGCCAGTGAACGTGACGCCACCGACGTTGCAGAGCTGGCCGAGGATGTAGGTGATCGCGCGCCGCTGCTGGCTCGCGTCCGCATGTCCGCGCGTGATCGCGCGTATTGCCACCACCTCGTCGATTGTCGGGGGCTTTGCCCCAAGAAACTTGAGCGTTGCATCAATAGAATTGTCAGGCGTGATGACACGCCTGCGCTTAGGTTCAGCCGCCACGCGCCATCTCCACTATGGGCGCATTGGGACTAGGTAGCTGCGGAGCCGAGTTTGGATCCAAGCCGCTCTGGCCAGCGCCTTGTTGTATGGCCATGTTCGCCATCATCGTTTGCTGCATCATCTGCTCGCGCTCTTCGCGCTCGCGTTCGACGTCGTCTTCGTTGCGCACCCACGACTGAGGCACGATGGCCGTCAGCGCGGCGCGGTCCATCGTGTCATGATCGATGAGATCCATGACGCCTGGATTCAGCTGCACGCGAGCCGCCAAGTACTGGGTGGCTTCCATCGCCTTCTCAAACTCAATGCGCGCGTACGCGGCGCTGAGCGGCGTCTCAAACTCAAAATCTACCTCAGCTTCCCACAGTTCTTCCGGCGGTTCGGGATAGCCGCCGCTCTTCGTCGGACCACTGACGTCGTAGATCCGCTCAAAGATCGGCTCCATGAGGCGACCGTTGTCAGCTTCCATCGGCTCAAACACGGGCGACGCGTCGCGCATGTATTGCTCCCAGAGACGACCGGCCTCGTAGGCGGTCATCTCCTTCGTCACCTGTGGGAAGTTGATGATGTTCTGCAGGAACGCGCGCGCCAGGAACGCCTTACGATCTTCGGCGTACGCCATACCGAAGTCAGGGCGACCGACCGGCAGCGCCTCGATGGGCGAGCGCGAACCGTACTCCATTGTCGGATCGTAGAACGTGACGCCGTTGGCGCGGAGCTGCACCTCGCCAGCGATGCCGTCATCGGGCGCAATGAGCGGCGGTGAGACGAGCTTCTCCAGACCCTCGATGATCGACAGGGCGGTTTGGTTGAGACCACGGGCAGTGGCGAGCGAGACGCTGGTGCAGGGGCTGCGGCCACGCGGCTCACCGCTGACGTTCATCCACTCGCGCACCCAATACGGGAATGTGCGGAAGTATGGCTGGACGCCGGTCTTCGGTTTCAGCTCTTCCTTGAAGAGAGGCGCTATGTACATCACCGCGTACTTTGCTTCGCGCGGCATGGACCCAGGTTCGCCCTGGAAATATTTCACTGGATAAACGCAGCGAATGATCTCGATCTCGCGGTGCGGATCCTTCGCCATCTCCTTGACCATCTCGCGCGGCAGCTCCAGACCCATCTGGTCGAGCTGTATCAGCGAGTGCTTTAGCTTCTCGTAGAACTCATCGATCTGCCCATCGATGTTCTTGTACCAAGCGCAGTCGCGCGGATGCAGGAGATTGAAGATGAGCCCGTCACGCTTGCTGTTGTAGGTGTGCGTGACGATGGAAACGCCGAACGCGACATAGTCGTTGTCGCTCGCGGTCATCGTCGCAGTGAAGTTTGCGTTGGCATTGTAGATCACATCGCGCGTGATCTTCGTTACTTGCTCACACCAGATCCGCACCGGATCCATCTTGTTGAGGGCGCTTGGCTTGGCTCTTGTCTTGAACCACTCGCGGCCACGCGGTCGAATCAGAGCGCCGATTTGGTTGGCGAGGTTTCGACGGAGCAGCATCGGCTCTTCATCGAAGATCTCGTAGTAGCGCTCGTCGCCGGGCGTGTTGGTTGTGATGAAGTCAGCGCGCTCTGGGTAGAAGTACTCGGCGATGGCTTGGCACAGCCGGTTCATGCCGTCCTGATTGGAGAACGCCTTGCTTGATCGCAGCAAGACGTCGTCCACGGTCCATCGCGGCATTCTGCTGTTAGAAGCATTCAGCCCGACTTTGCGGATCGTACGCGAATAGGACTGTGTCACTGTTTAGCCTCGACCAACTTCGACGCCCTCGCGCGCATCGGGAGCGACCGGCACATCTGACAGACGACCCGACACATTGCCGAGGCGCTTTTTGTAGAATGTCATCAGCGTCGATGATCGACCGCGTCGGTTCATCAGCTGCTTGATGGCGTCGAACTTTGCCTGCTGCACCGCCGCGCCGCCGAGATCCGGCATCGGCGTGATGCGCTCTGCCTTCGGCATACTGGGCATCTTAGGTTTCTTCATCGCTTCAACTCCAAAGCGCCGAGGCAGTAGCTATTGCCTGTCAAGATCCGGCGCGTCGAGATCCCCCGCGTGCGGGGATACCGCCTTTTAGCTGCGTCTCTTGTGAAACCTGTCTTTGGCCTTGTCGTAGCCGGTCGTCACCACCGGCCTCTTCACACTATCGGGCGAGCGCCTGCGGTTCTTGGATTTGCGCTCGCGAAGCAGATCGGGGTCCGCGTACGCCCACGCCAGGACGACAGCATCGCCATCGTCAGGCGACCGCCCGAGGCGCTTCTTCAGCTCCTCCTTGTCCTCGATCTGGATGACGGCAGCGGTCTCGGTTGGCTTGCGGCGCACAGACGTCAGATCCGCGAGCAGATCGCCGTCAGGCGGCAGTGCGATGTTGTCACCAGTGTCTGGATCTAGAGCTTCGCGGAACGACCACCACCATTCGGCGCGTTTATTCTTGAACGTGAACTTGCCACTGCGATCTCGGCGCTGAGATCCGCTCGCGCCGATGCACGACTGTACATTCGCGCCGTTGCTGTCGAGGTGTTCGAACGCGGATCCACCCCAGCCGCCGCCGCAGTCGATGTTGATTGTCGCGCCATCGGTCACGTTGCGGATGACGAGAGCGGCAACGTCTGCGCCGTTCTTCGTGTTGATGCCTTTCTCGCGGATGAGAGGTGCAAAGAAGAAATTGTAGAGCGGCGACAACACGGTCTTGTCTGGACCGCCCTGCGCGATGTCCACGCCCATCGCGGTCATCGGGCCTTTGTTCAGATCCTTGCGCGCTTCCCATCGCTGCTGAGCCTTGAGCGCCCACTCAGTCGGGATGACTTGCCACTCGTGGTCTTGCAGGCCTGCGCCGAAGTTGCCGTCTCTGAACGCTGAGCGATACGGCTCGGGCAGAGCGGCGAGCGTTGCGCGATAGTCGTCACGCTCGATGAGATCTGGATTGTCGCTGAGCTTTGCCGGGATGAACGTGCGCGAGCGCAGCTTGATCTGCTCACCGTTGACCTCGACGAAGCCGGGCTCTTCGTACCAGACGTCTTCGCCGTTGATCGTCGTCACCCAACGCAGCTCACCGGCTGGCACCGGATACATTGGATGCTGCGGATCAAGCCACGGACCCCAATACTTGATGACCCACCGGCCTTCAGCAGTGACCGGCGGGTTGCCGGTGCAGATCATGCGCGTGCGCTGGCCAGTCTTCGTTGATCGGTTCCACGTCATGAGGAAGCGCACGAGGTGCTCTTCAAATTGCGTGATCTCATCGAACGCATAGTAGTCAGCCGGTCGGCCCTGATAGGCTTCGGCCTCGGTTGCGTTGCTGAACGCGGCGAACTCAAGCTCTTTGCCGTTTGGCCTGCGCCACAAGTGAGCCTGCTTATGGAAGCCACCCCAGCTGCCGAGGATCTCGGCGAGACGCGGTGCGAGACCGCCGACGCCGTAGAAATCTTTGAACTGACGACGGAAGATCCGCGATGTGGTGGCGACGTTGAGAGCGACGCCCAAGATCAGATCGCTTTTGCCGCCACCGGCAGCGCCGCCATAGAACAGCTCATCAGCCTCACTGAGATAAGCCATGAGCTGCGGGCCTGGGTTCGGCACCCAGCGAAACTCTTTGGTCTCGTCCCTGACAGCCTCGGAGACTTCCTTCTTCTTCTCATCAGGCAGCGCGTTGTAGGCCCTCAAGACGTCTTCAAGCTGCATCATCGTGCTCCAGCGTCGGCGGCTCTGACGCATTCGCTAGGCCCATTGCCAGCACGAGAGCGACACGCCGCGCAGTGTCGCGTCCGTTGTTGTCGTTGATCTCGATGGGACCGCCACCGATGCCGCCGAGTTGTAGCGCTTCGCCAAACATCTCAGGCGCTCGCTTGCTCATGAGCTTGAAGCGCGTCTCAACGCGCAATCGAGCGCGTGCAATGTACTCGGTGTTGGCTACCTCAAAGTCATCGCCGTTCCTGTTCTGCTTGGTGATCGTGTCGTTGCCGCTGTCGTCGGATATCTCAAGCGTCTCATCGGCCAGGGCCAGCGCGTGAGCGCGCGATGCGATGCGATACTCGGCCTGGAAGGCGGCGAACTCAGCCTTATCGCTGGCGATCCAGCGGTACACTGTCGAACGATGCGGCATATCTTCCGCCGAGCACACTTGCAGGATGGTGTCGCCACCCGCGAAGCGCGTCAGGATCTTCTGACCCAGTTCGACAGTGTAGTCCGTTGGCCGCGCCATTTCCCTAGCTTCCTTCTGGTAGCCCCGGCAGCACCAGCTTCTTCTTAGTGCGCGGCATCCAGATCTTGGATCCCGCTTGCGCTGCCGTGATCATCGCTTCTGCGATGTTGATTGTCGTCGCCGGATCCCAGCGCACCCACTGGATCAGCCTGTTGAAGCGCATGACGACGAAGCCATCATCGGTGTGGCCGATGGCTGTCTCGATGTCGCCGCCGCCGACGCCGGTCTCCATCGCGCTCGGCGTGCGATCACCGTCGGTGTCGCGCTGACCACCCTCCAAGAGACGATGAGCGCTGGCAAACGCGACGAAGAGGCGCTTCTCGTCGCCAGCAGTGCCAGCGTCGAGGATCTCACGCAGAACCGTGATGTGGTCTTCGGTCGGGATCATCGGCCTGCTTCCATAGAGCCGCCAGCATCGCCGCCCCAGAACTGGTCTGCCTTGACTGAGGCTTCCTCCAGCGCGGTCGGTGATACCGGCGGCACCTCGCCGAGGCTGTAGATGTGCGCCGCCATAGCTTGCGCCAGGGCGTCACGCTCCTCGCGACGGTCACGAGCGATCTCCTCAGCTGAAGTGACCGCGCGCTCAGCGACGCGTTGCGCTTCTTGCGCGAGAGCGAGGCGCTTCTTCGCCTCAACAATATTGGCGTCGGCCTGCTTGATCTCGCCGCCGATGTTGTCGGCGCGCGTCTTCATGTCGGTCAGCGTGACCGGGATCTTCCAAGTGCGTTCGTTTTGCATGGTCGTTTCTCCTTCGATCACGGAAGCGCCGCGCGGACGCCAGCGTCCTTGGCTTCAAGCAGCTTGCGCAGAGCGACGGTGCGCTCAGCGTTGCGCGGTGTCGTTTCTACGATGTGCCGCGCGAGATCGCAGAACGGTTTGGAGCGCTCTTGCAGGATGGTGGGCAAGTGCGCGTAGTGGAAGAAGCGCAAGATCGGATCAGCAGCGAGCTGATCGGCGGTGAACTCTTGCGGCGCTGGGTGGATCTCATTGGTCATGTGTCGTCTCCTTCGTGAGTGCGGGCCGCACCCGGATGGATGCGACCCGCCTCGTGTTTAGATCTTGGCGGCGGCGGTCTTCTTCTTCGCGACTTTCTTCGCGACCTTCTTCGCCTTCTTCACAGTCTTCTTCTTAGCAGCCATGTGGCCATCTCCTCTTCGACCGGGTTTAGCCCGGCGGTGGTGGATCCTCCGCTGGAGGATCTTCTGGCGGCGGGGGTTCCGGCTCCGGTGGGGGTGGAGGCGGCGGTGGTCGCGGCGTGTTTGCCGCTGCAACCCCGTACGCAGAAGCTTGTGCGATGAACCCGAGCGCGCTTGTGAAATCAGCCTCTGCTTCGGGTTGCTCGTTGCGGCCAGCCATCAGCTCGTTTGCGAGAGCAGCCGCAAGTGCTTGGATATGAAGAGCACGGCTCCACTCCGGTGCGAATGGATCGAGGCCGACGAACAACGCCGCGTCGCGATCAATCGAGAAGACGGCCATTTGGCCTGGGAAAAAGTGGATCTCAACGCGCATCAGAAACGCCCTCCGAGGGATAGTATGGCCACGAGCGGCAACGCGATGAGGCAGGCGATGGCCCAGAGGACGAGCTTCGCCAAGCTGATGAGGAAGTTTAGGACCGCATCAGTCATGGCGCGTTCGCCGGTTCGCGCGGGCATCGACCGTCTCGACCGCGTACGCCTTCACGGCACGCTTGCTCGCGGGCCTCTTCGGTGTTGCGGAGGTACTCCTCGACGCGGTCTTCGTTGATTGTAGCGGGCAGGCCGGGCTCGACCGTGCGAGCAACGATGCGATCAGCGACAGCGCCAGCGGTGAACATGCCGCGCTCTTGCACCGCTGACGTGTAGACCCCCATCAAGAAAGCGCCGACGATGGCCCCGGCGAATGCGTAAGCGAAGGCTTTGTGCCGCTCGCCGATCTTAACGCCTTCGGCCCGAGCCTCTTCACGGATCCGCTCACGCTCAGCCTCAGCAGCGCGCTGCGCCGCCTCGCGGCGAGCGTCTGGTGAAAGCTGCGTGACGACAGGAAGCTTGCTCATGAGATCCCCCTTGCATCGGGTTTTGCGACAACGTCAAGCGTTTAGTTGGCCTGAGTACTACTGCCGGGAGGCGTGCGGTCGATGTCACTCGGTGTGACGGTCGTGTCCCTCGGGCGCTTCGTGTAATAGCCCGACACGTTTGTCGGCACCGCCTCAGGCTGAGCCGTGGCACCACTAGATCCTCGACCGCCCGACGTATCGGTCACCGGCCACATGCCGAGAGGCTGGAAGTTCTGCGCCCCCAGGCGAATGTTCTTCCCGATCCTAGCGAAGATGCTCATAGGTGTGCTCCATGTTCACGCTGATCTTCGTCATCATGCTTCCGTTCGATGGTCGCCTGAACGTCGTCTATGTCGAAGCGCCGCCCGAGCGCTTTGAAAGCATCGAAGAATGCGTCGCGTGGCGCGATGTGCTTCGACTCGATGCCCTCGCCGCCGGTTGGGACGTGACCGTCGCTGAGTGCGTGCCTGACGATCTGGTCTAGTAACGGATCCTTGCGCCCACGCCCCGGTCGCTCACGCCAACCTCGGCGCTCCCCACCCCGACAGTGCCAGCGCGGCGTAATCGGCGCGCTAACTCACTCTCGCTTTCGGCGCTGCCCTCACCTCGCGGTCTAATCGGCAAGATCCGCTCGCCCGTGAAGAGATCGCGCTGTTCGCCTCCGTCACCGAGATCGATGCCATCGGCGCGGTTGCGGCGAGCGTCGTCCTCTTGCTGTTGCGCGGCGACATCGCGCGATGTCATCAGCGTGCCGCGACCGCCAGCGATGGTCTGCTTGCTGTTGCCGGGTTTGTCGTTACGCCGCTCTGGGCGCGTGGGGCGATTAGCGGCCTCTTCACGCAGATTGCGCGCCTCATCGGTGATGCGAGCGCGAGCAATGACAGCCTCCGCGATCCGGCGCGGGATATCGAGTACGTTTGACGGCTGACCCGGCGTGGCGTCACGCGCAGCCACAGTACGAGACCTGCCCTGATTACGCTCGGCTAGGTTTCTTTCTATGATTTGCCGCAGCTCAAAAGTAGCAGTCTCGCGCTCAGCTGGTGTGATCTGCTGACGCGCCCATTCCGGCGCTTCCTCAAACGAGAAACGACTGTCTTCTGTCACTCTCCGTCCGCTGCTCCGGTCAACTGGAGCGCCTAGACGCTGGCCGACAATCACGGGCTGACCATCGGCGTTAACGCCTTGATCGACGTTGCGATAGGGATAATCCGCACCTTCATTCACCGGGCCGCGACCTCGCACATACGCAGGATCGAGCGTGTACTCAGCGTCAGCAGGCGCAAAGCCAGGGCGACCCTGGGATCCCGCACTCCATTGACGGCGCGCCATCGCTACGCCCTCGACGCTGAGCTGGTCGGGTGTCGCGCCGTCCAGCGTTGAGATCGCATTGTACCAGTCGGCGAACGTGTCGAATGCACGCGGGTTCTCGTTGACGTAGTCTCGCAGCGTGACGCGCTGACTGTCGCTGATCGGGATGTTCTGGCCATCAACGCGCACAGTGAACGGACGCTGAAGCACGCCGCGACGGCCAGGGCCTTGGCCACGCGTCAGCTCTGCGCCGTTGCCGTATGGCTGCTGTTCACTGACTGCAGCGTTGCGTGCTCGCGCGTCTGAGACGCGGTTGTCGGTCGCCATATCGATGGCTGCTCGCAGATCACCTCGTGCTGCGAGCGGTGAGCTGCGCTCAACGCGCCGCTGAGGTGCGCCACCGGCTGCTGCGACAGCTGCTGCTCTCTGCATGGTGAAGGATCGCGACGATGCGTTATCGACGTCAGGGCGCGCAGCACGACCGCTGAGATAGTCGGCTGCAGCTTGCGGCCCACGCTCACGCGTGACGCGTTCACGATCTTGGCGCGCTTCGCTATCGCGCTGGCGATTGCCGTCCATGTTTCTCTGAACCATTGCGAGGCCCTCAGAGATGCGCTCACCCATCGTGGGGCGGCGTTGGCCTTGCGATCTGGCCGGTCGGGTGCGTCGAAGCTCTGTCACGGGATCCTCCTCGGACCCCCTGCATGCGTCAGCTCTGGACGACGCGCAAGCAAATCGGCCCCAACATTGCTGCTGGGGCCGACCTTGCGACGGTGAGGGATACCACTCCGACTGAGCCGGTCGGGGCGATAACGCAAGTGTTAGCCGGGCATCGGAGCCCGTTCAAGCCTTTCCGCGTAGAGGGCGATCAAAGCAGCCTCGGCCCGGCCATCGTCCTTCTTGCGGCTGAGGTGATCGGCCTGTTCGGGGAACGCCGACATCGCCAGCTTGCGCGACAGATCCTTGTCGGCGGTCGCGCCCATTGCCTTCTTCCAGCGTTGCACTGTGACGATGCTGATCGGAATGCCGATACCGACGACAACGCCGTAGACGATGCCCCAGCCGCAGCCGGTCTTCCATGCCTGCATGGATCCATCGCGCGCCATCGGTCCCGACTGCTCGATGATCACCCTACGATCCAGCCGAGGCGCGTGCTTTAGAAGCAGACTGCGCAGCGCAAACGCATCAACCTCGCGCTTCTTTGTCTTGCCGCGCGTGATCGCCAGCGTTGGCATGTCGTGAAATGAGAGACGCCTCTCAGGATGATAGCTCTCGTCAAGCGTTGGATCGTAGATCGCGATTGCCCCGTCGAGGCCGGGATCGATGCCGATGTAGATCATGGGAACCACTCCTGCCTGGACATTGGCTTCACGTTCGCCCTGATGATCACCTCGCCATCATCCCAAGTCACAGCGCGATGGCGCGCAAAGTAAGTGTTCACATCCTGCCCGTCTGCGATGGCTTTTTTGATGACAACTGACGCCCTCTCCCCGCACACGCCGACCGCTTCGCCTATCTCCCTGTAGCTCAAGCCAGCCATGCGAGCGCGGCGCATCGCCTCTTGCCTCCGATCAGCAAAGCGCAGAATGGAATACTCACCGCCTTCGTCTGGCGGCGGGATATTCCATCCGCGAAACTGTTTTAGGTAGAGCATCGCAGCTTCTTTCGTCGTCATCTCTAGATGGCTGGCCACTGTGAGAGCCCCCGCGTCTTCGCGCCCGGCTCCAGAGCAACGCGCACGCGGCGCGCAATACTCATGACCAGACGGCCTTCTTCTTTTCTCGGGATGTTGCAGCTATCGAGCGCATACTCGATGTCGGTCAGCTCCCGAGTTTGTTGATCGGCCTGTTCACGAGCTGCCCGCAACGCTGCGCGAGCCTCCTGCGCTTCGCGATAGATGACTATGCAAAGCGCAACAGCCGCAAACGGCACAGCTACGCCTAGCGCCCTGGCCCCGATAACGAGCCCCTCGATGAACGATTGGTCTATGCTGGTCATAACCCGCTCCTGAACTTGCGATAGCATCTGTTCTGCTTGGTCTTCAGGCGATCCAGAATGCACTTCTTCGACGGACACCATGTGCCAGATGCAGGACACATCACGCGTACCGGCAGCTGGATGACGGCCTTCTTCTTCATGGCGCGCTCACTTGCCATCGACGTTCATAGCGCTTGCTCGAATGGATACGCGCCGCACGCATCGCATTCGTTCTTTGCGTTCGGGCCAATACTCGATCCGCAGTCAGCGCATTTGTACGCGGTCTCTGATGGTTGCGTCTCCGGTGGCGATGGCCCCCATGCGTACACTGTGACCGGCGGCGCAGGCGGTTCGTTGTCGCTCTGCTTCACGATGCCGAGGATCCCGGCGATCTGGTCGTACTCGCCCATGAGCTTTGAGATCTCACGGTCGAGAACTTTCAGACGCGCACGCAGCGCATTGTCCTGCGCCTTGCGCGCCTTGATCACCTCGGTGAGCGGCACGGCTGCCAGTGGCGCAGCCACTGGCTTCTTCTTCGCCACGCTGCGAGGCTGACGCGGTGCGCGCGGTGCTAGCTTAGCGTCGTTATTTTGCATGATCTGGTCTCCTTTAACGCACTGGATATCAGCACGCTGATGATGCCGCTACTCGAAAGCGATCACTCGTCGTCCCAGCTGATGCGCAGTGACGGTTTGCCCTCGGTGAGCACAGCGCCCGGCACGACCGACGGCACTTTGAGGGCGCGACCCACCTTGGCCTTGTCGATCTCGGTCTTCAGAAATTGAGACGGCACGAGCTTGGGATCCACGATGGAGACGGTCTCAGCGCCCTTGGCCAGCGTCGCTACACCGATGGCGCACTTGAACGTCTTACTGTCGCCGTTCGCCAGAGCGAGCTTCACGTTCTCGCGGATGGTGTCCTGCAGCGCCGTCATCGCGTCGATCACATCCTGCAGATCGCGCAGATCGATCATGCTCTCGATCATCGCCACCTCCCAGTTGCTGACGCTCCCGCTCTTCTGAGCTGCTGCGAGATCATCACGCATCTGGTTGAGCCGGCGGTTCCCCGGCACCATCAAGACGCGGTCCCTGGCTCGCGCGTGCGCGTGCGCGAGTGTGTCGCTTAATGGAGGAACCGAAGGCACGTCGGCAGGGGCGTCGTCGCTGAACAGTGCGTGACGCATCTCCATCATCAGGTTGTGATTGGCCTCGGCCTTGGCGTTGTCGGGCGGCGTCTTGTTGGCGTGGATGTAGGCGTATGCCTCAAATACCTTCTCGGCCTTCAGCAGCGCATCTTCGGCGTCACGGACCACGATTGCCATCGCGCGGTCGAGGCGGCGCTGATGCGCCCTAACCACCGCCGCCGGAGTGCCGACGGTCTCAAGCGCCAGAACCTCATCGATCTCGTCCAGCACCTCAGCCGTGTTCACCGGGGCTCTGCCGTGCGCCGCCAACGCCGCCTCGACCGAGCGCACCTCGTCATCGGTCATCGGTCGAGCGTCACCATCGGCCAGCGCCACGCGCCGTGCCGGTGTGATCGGGCTGCGTCCACTGCTCAGCACGCGCGACTGAGCAGTCGGCTTGATCGGCGATCCTGGGGGTCTCTTGGTCATGTGGTAAGTCTCCTGACGTGTTGTTGGGCTGTTGTCATTTCCTCCCCCCTAAAGGGGGGAGGGAAAAAATGACAACGGGATAGCCGCGTTGTCATTTGCTGTTGTCATTGTTGTCTTTTTGCCATCTAGCCTCCTGAAATCATTCGAGAAAAAATGACAACACGCAATGACAACACCGTGTGGTAATTACCACCATTGTTGTGCTTGTTGTCATCGCTTGTTGTCATTGCTTTGAAATCAACGACTTAGCGTGTGACCTAGGTGTGACCTAATCCTGATCCTCCTGCTCGATCAGCTCCCAGGACCCGGTAGCCGGGTGCTGCTTCACCAGACCGCGATCCTCCAGCATGCGCAGCTGGCGCGTGAGGTTGCCGCGATCCTTTCCTAGCTGACGCGCGAGAACCGACACGCCAACGCTCCCAGAGCCACGCAGGGCGCTGATGATGGCCAGATGGCCACGCGTGAGGGTCGGCTCGCGGATCGACGTGGGCGATGATTTCTGGCCGATTGTGGGGATCCTCGATCTGAGCAACTCGCCGGTCAGCGGGTGCGGTGCCTCGGCGGTCGCCATGACGAACCCGAGCGGGGCGTGCTCCTCGGCCTCCTTCTGCTTCTTCGTGATGAAATCGACGTAGTCCGAACCCGGCTCGCGGCGCAGCTTGAAGCCAGCATCGAGCGCGGCACGGAAGGCGCTGGATCCGCGCTCGTCCTTCCCATCGTCCTTGCCGGTGTGGTGGACGATTAACACCATCGCGTCCTTGGTGAGGCGGCTAACGCCTTTGACGAAGGCGTTCATGTCCTGGGTCTTGTTCTCGTCGCCGGTCCCGAAATTGCGCGCGAGCGTGTCAACGATGATCAGGCCGACATCGCCGATGAAGAGCTTCATATCCTCGAGCAGCTTACCCACCGCCTCGGGCTGCAGGAAGTTCACCGGCACCGGCAGCAGCATGAACTGATCGGTGTCGCGACCGGCGGCGCGCTCTTGCTGCCAGATTAGGGCTCGAGATCCGAAGCCATATTGGCCTTCGGCGCAGATGTAGAGCACCTTGCGTTGCTTGGTGGCGAAGCCATGCCACGGGATCCCGTGCGCAACGCTGAGCCCCAGATCGAGAGCGATGAACGTCTTGAACGTGCCGGGCGCGCCGAAGATCGCCGACATGCCGCGCTCGATCAGGAACTGGTCGATGATGTACTCGGGTGCGGGCTGCGCAAGCAGTTGCGCGATGCTCATGAACGGGCTAACCCGATCACCAGTCGCGCCAGGATCCGGCGCTGATGAGGGCGCGGCGGTCTCTTTCCCTGATGGAGAGTACTTGGTCGCCGCGCCCGCAACGAGGTTCTTCAGCTGGATCAGACGCTCTGGCACGTTGACGCCAGCAGCACGCACCGCACCGGCCATCACACCGTACACATCATCAGGGCTCATGCCCTGCGCAATCAGGCGTGCTGTCGCCTTGCGTGCATTCTCGTGGAATTGATGCGGCTCAACGCTGAACGCGATCAGATCTTGCGTCTCTATCGTCGGCTCAGCGGTGCTGAAATCGTAGAGCGGGTTGCGCGGCGCTTCACTCTTCGACTGGCGCAAGCAATGGATCAGCTCATCCAATGTGTATGGCGCTTGGCGCGTGGCGGCATCATAGAAGCCGGTCATCTCCAGCGTGCGCTCAGCCTTAAGCGGCCACGCCACGCTGCCGATGAAGCGCATCACGCGCGATCTGTTGATCACCGTCTTGTCGCCGCCCAGCTCAAGCGCGAGCTTGCGCTGGATCTGCATGTGAACGTCGAAATCCTCGCACGGCTCATCGAGCGTCCACCACATCTGACCACGCGTGTGTGGATGGTGGCCGGTGTAGGTCACGATGTTTGGCGTGATGCCCAGATCGGTAGCCTTCTTTATCGCGCGCTCAAGAGCGCCCGGCTTATCGAAGTCAGCCCAGCACGCGACGATGGATTGAACATGCTCGTCCTTGGCGCGCTTGCCTGGGTATGTGTTTGACTTGCGCAGGCCAGCGCTGATGTAGACGTTGCAGTTCGGCGACGCATTCATGCGCGCCGCGTCCTGCACCAGCTGGTCTAGATCACCGACATCGTACTGACGCGCGAACTCCAGAGCGTGAGGCGCGCGAACGCTTGTCCAGCACAGCTCGACAAGGCCACGCATGCCCAGCGTGTTGAAGATCTCGCTGACGAAGCGCTCCATCGCTTCGCGGTCAGGCCTGCACGGTAGTTGGTGCAACACGTCTTCGCTCACGTTTTCCCCCTCGACCGACGCGCGCGCAGACCTTTGTCCGCTGCGCTCATCAGAAAGTTCTCTTGCTTCTCGCTGAGGGCCATCGCCAACCCCCAGCGGATCACGCGATTGCGTGTGTCGTCAACAAAGTTCTGGGCGTAGTCATCAATCCCGTCGTGTTCGGCATCCCGACACATCGACAGGATGTCTTCGACATCCCATGGGCTATGTTTTAACTGGCGCAACGAGACGCTCGACCACTAGCCCTTGAAAGAGGATGTTTGCGGCTCGGAGGTTTTGAAACTCCATGAACTTCACACCACCGTTCGCCTCCTGCAGATCCTCGATGAACCTGTTCATCACCATCGACATACCGACCATGACTTCGATGGGCGTGTAACCAGACGCATCCAGGCCGTAAATGTACGCCCCTATCTCGTTGGCTGCTTCAACGCACGCTACCCGTTCGCCTAAAGTATCCATTAATAGTTCTCCTCTTGATACGGACAGTCATGGACGGTGGCGGTCATCGCGACACCAGGGAACTCTTTGATCATTGGTCCCCCTTTCGCACCGGCCCGAGATCACCGCCGAGCGGTGTGCCGTCATGGCAGTGATCGCGGAAGTCGCAGAACTTGCATGGATACTTTTCAGGGTCCGATCCAGCGCGCGGCAGTAACTCGCCACAGCGATTGGCTTCAAGGATCTGGACGGCGCGATCCGACGCCCACTGCGCGCGCTCTTCATCGAACGGCACCGGCTCGTGGTGCAGCTCCATCGTGTCGGCGTTCAGAACCGAGTAAAGCTCGGGGTGCTCAAGCTCCATGTACGCCTGATAGAGATAGCCTTGCGCCGCGTACTTTGGGTACGCTTCGGTGATGCCTTTAGCGACGCAGCTGGCGAACCCTTTCGCGCCGAGCGCCTTGCACTCCCAGATGCATGGATAGAGCAGGCCCGGCAGATACGGGCCGTCCATGATGATGCCATCCAGACGTCCACGGATCTGCCCCTTGGCCAGCTGGAAGCCATACTGGCGTCCGTCCTTGGGGCTGGTGACACGCAGATCGAAACCGGCGTCACGCATCAGCTTGGCGACATAGTCTTCAAAGATGTGGCCGCGCGCGAAGATCCGCAGCAGCTTGCCACTGGGCGGTGAGCCCTCAACCCTCGTCGTTTGGTATTGAACGCGGCGCAGGCACTCGTCGCCAACCGACGACGGGCTGATGTTGTAGGCGCGCGGCGGCTCAGCGATGTGAGCATCGACCAAAGCTTGATCGATCAGCGTGTTGACGAGCGCGGCGAACTCGGCGCGATCAGCTTTTGAGTGGCGCTGTTGCGCAGTGTGGTTGAAGTCTTTCAAAACGAACGTGTCGGTCACTGGCGGCTCCTTAGAATGGTGGCGATCCGTCGTCGGTCGCGAGGGTGAAAGAGACAACTCGGAGAGGCACCGCAGCTCTCACGCCGATAGCGAGGAAGCGCACCACCTCAACCTTGCTCCACTCAGAGAGCGGCTTGTCGCTGATACCCATCTCGGTTGCGAGATCGAAGAGCCTCGGCAGCCC